CAGGGTGCTAAACGTGAAGTCGAGATTATGTCCGATAAGTTTAGAACTACTGAAGAAAAGTATGATAAAGCTTTCTCTGATAAAGTCTCTGAACAACTTAAATCAGCACAAGAAGAATTAGCTCAGTCTATAGAAACCGGTGATGCTGCTAAACAAGTTTTAGCAAATAAAAAAATCGCTGCTTTATCTATAGAAGAAGCTAGATTATCTGCTGCTGAAAAGTATAGAGCAGACACTAAACCTAAGACTCCTGAGGAGCAGGATCATCTTAGATATAGGGAAACGCCTTCAACCCTTCCAAGAGAGCATGCGGCTCGGGGAACACCTGATCCACAAGCTGAAGCTTGGGCAGAAAAAAATAATTGGTTTGGTCAAGATAGAGCCATGACTTTTACTGCCTTTGAAATTCACAAAGATCTCGTGGAAAAAGAAGGTTTCGATCCAAAATCTAACGAATATTATAAGGAAATAGACAAAAGAATAAGAGTTGACTTTCCTCATAAATTTGATAAGAGTGATTACAACACGACTAGAACCGTCCAGACGGTTGCTTCGGCGACTTCATCAGCTGCAAGAAGTATAAAACCTGGTCGCAAAACTGTGAAGCTCACGCCTTCGCAAGTAGCAATAGCTAAAAAATTAAACGTGCCACTCGAAGATTATGCGAAACAATTATCCATGAAGGAGGTATAAGCATATGGAAAAACAAGACAAAAAAACTCCTCGTGCTCAACAAACTAGGGCGACATCTGAACGTCCAAAAGTTTGGGTGAACTCATCTCACTTAGATGCACCTAAGTGTCCAGACGGCTTTAGACAGCGTTGGATTCGTTATGAAACGATGGGCCAAGATGATACAAAAAACATCACGGCCAAGTTAAGACAGGGTTGGGAACTCGTAAGAGCTGATGCCTATCCTGACTTGAACTATCCCGCAATAGAGCAAGGTAGATACAAAGGTTACATCGGAGTAGGTGGTCTAGTGTTGGCTAGAATACCCGAAGAACTCGCACGTCAACGTGACGCTCATTTTAATAAGCTCACTAAAGACCGACAGGAAGCTGTTGAAAACGAGCCTCTGAAGGATCAACATCCAAGTATGCCAATGAGTAATCAAAGGCGTACTACGTATAGTTTCGGTGGTGGCAAAAAAGAATAATTCTTTTCAAAACTTTCCGAATTAACATTAACCCCGTTTACATGTAAAAATGTGAACACAATGGAATAGGTAATACTATGGCAAACGTACAAGCTAGTGGATATGGACTTAAACCTGTTAACACGCTAGGAAATACTCCTGCGACTTCAGGCCAATCTAAATACACTATCAAAGCAGCGCATGGTACAGCTATTTATAATGGTGAACCTGTAAAACTAATCGTTAACGCGGCTAGTGGTACTGGTGGTTTTGTTGAAGGTGCAGCAGCGGCTTCTACAGATTTAATCGTTGGAGTTTTCAACGGTTGTTTCTATAACGCTTCTACAACTGAAAAACCTACTTGGAGCAATTCTTATCCTGCTTCAACTACACCTGCAAATAGCGAAGACATCACTGCTTTTGTAAATGACAACCCATTCCAGGAATATCAGATCGCAACTGACTCTGCTATTAGTGCTACACTTCATACTGTTCAAGCAGTTATTGGACAAGTGTGTGACACTACAGCTTCAGGTGAATCTACGTCTGGTAGAAGTAATACTACATTAGATCTTACTAATGATTTAGCTACTTCTGGCAAACAATGGAGAATCCTGAGAAGAGCGGAAGATCCTGATAACTCAGACTTCAACGCAGCATATGCAAACTTGATTGTTGTTTCTAACAACAAATATAATGCATTTGTGGTTGGGGTATAATAGGAGCATAACGACATGGCAATATCACGAGCACAGCTAGTTAAAGAACTAGAACCCGGTCTGAATGCACTATTCGGCCTGGAATACAAACGTTATGAAAACGAAGCAAGTCAGATTTTCGACAACGAATCTTCTGACAGAGCTTTTGAAGAAGAAGTAATGTTATCTGGTTTCGGTACTGCAGATGTTAAACCTGAAGGTAGCGGCGTTCAATACGACGATGCACAGGAAACATACACTGCTAGATACACTCACGAAACAGTAGCATTAGCATTCGCGTTGACAGAAGAAGCTATCGAAGACAACCTCTACGATAGAATCTCTTCTAGATACACAAAGGCTTTAGCTCGTTCAATGGCGACATCAAAACAAGTTAAAGGTGCAAACGTACTAAATAATGCATTCGCAGCAACTGGCTATAATGGCGGTGATGGTGAATCTTTATGTGGTAACGCTCACCCTACACTTAATGGTAACCAAACTAACATACCAACTACTGCAGCAGACTTATCTGAAGTATCTTTGGAACAAGCTTTGATTGACATCGCTTCTTTCCAAGATGAAAGAGGTCTTAAAGTTGCAGCTCAAGGAATGAAAATGATCATCCCTAAAGAGCTACAATTTACTGCTGAGAGAATTATGAAGTCTCAAGGTAGAACTGGTACTGCTGATAACGATATCAATGCTATTAAAAGCATGGGTATGGTTCCTCAGGGATTTGTAGTTAATCACTACTTATCTGACATTGATGCTTGGTTTATTAAAACTGATGTACCAAATGGAATGAAGCACTTCGTTAGAGCACCATTAAAAACAGCTATGGAAGGCGACTTCGATACTGGAAACGTAAGATACAAAGCTAGAGAAAGATACAGCTTCGGCTGGTCTGACTGGAGAGGTATCTACGGAAACCAAGGTGCTTAATTAACTAATTAAGTCTTTAAACTAATATTAAGGGGCGGCTTGACCGCCCCTTTTTTTTGTGATAAGAGTAAAAAATCAAAAGGTAATAATGAAAACATTTAGAATACAGATTAGAGCATACGGCTATTATTGCGATTTTAAGGTAGAATCGAAGGACACTCCCGAAGACCTTGAAAAAGCTATAGTTGACAAACTGGGACAAAATGTTGTAAAGTGGGACAGTGCTGGAGAATTTTTTGGCGGCACAAACTATATTACCTATGAGGAGGTCCAAGAATATGGTAACAGACCTATACAAACAAAAAAGGTCCTTGGAGTTGAACTGGCAACAGGAGTATAATGAATATGGAAAATATACTCTTAATATGGTCCAGATTGATAAAAAAGTGCAGGAAGTTATTGCCGATATTAAAGCTGAAGAAGCTAAAATAGCAGATAGGCATAATAAAATAAACGAAGCTGCAGCTTCAGTATCAATAGCAACTTAAGGCTTATTTAAAAATCACACAAAACACCCTAGGATACCTTGCACTCTTTAAAAAAAAGGAGTATATCTATCTTACTATACAATTATTTTATAGAACGTAGACGAGTATAGTCGACGGCCTAGAGACTGCGTTCGGAAAACTAGGAGGATATAATCATGGCAACAACTACATTTTCGGGACCGATAAAAGCGGGAACGATTAAAGAAACAACTGGAACAACTCTTGGATCTGATGTTAAAAACACAGGACAAGTAGTAATGGCACAGACGTTTTCAACAGGAACTACTTTAGCTAGTGGTGCTTCTGCTGCAAACGCTACGACTGTCGTTATTCCAGCTAACTCACAGATCATAGACATAGTTCTTGACTGTCCTACAGCAATGGGAAATGCAACATGTGTATTTAGTGTTGGTGATACAGTTGGTGGTAATGCATCATTTGTAAACGCTTACTCAATTACAGTTGCTTCAGGTGCGGGAAGAAAATACCCAACTGAAGAAGCTGGTGGTGCATTGGCTTGGGCTGATACAGGTACAGCAGACGTAAAACTTACGTGGACAAGTACTGGTGCTACTGACGCTGGTGAAGTTAGAGTTACTGTTTTGTACCAACAAAATAATAACCTACAATAATAAATAATTTGTGAGCTCCTTCGGGAGCTCACTTTTTAGGAGATAACAAATATGTATAATGGAATGGCAACGCCAGTAAAACAATTTTATACTGAAGCTAGTTCTACTTTAAGAACTCTTACAGGTGGAGCAACTGTTGTTAGTAAAATTTGTATGCTTAAAGGTGTTACAATTACAGCAGGAGCTGCTGATTGTTCTGTTAAAATTTTTGATGGATCAGATAACACTGGAACTCTAAGATATCAATTTAGAGGTGGAACAGGTGCTGGAGATATTTATCAAGAATATATCGCAGCAACCGGAATTAAATTTGATAACGGAATGTATATTGAATTTCAAACTGGTGGTGGTTTAGGAGCAACTAGTTCTGTTCAAGTAATCTGGCAGTAGGAGGTCAATAATGGCGACGTCCGGTTCGGTAAGTTTTGACTTATCAATAGAAGAAATAATTGAAGACGCATTTGAACGTTGCGGCGGTCAAGGTAGATCAGGATATGATCTTAAGAGCGCTAGACGATCATTAAATATTTTATTGTCTGAATGGGGCAATAGAGGATTGCATTTTTGGGAAGTTGCAAACGTAAACATGGCCTTAAATCAAGGTCAGAATAAATACAGAATTTATAAAGATGCAACAGCTAGAGGTTCAACTACAGATAACCCTGCCAAAGATAATGCTGGTACTTATATTTATAATGCTACGGATATTTTAGAAGTAGTATATAGAAATCAAGTTTCAACACCTACAGATGTTACAATGACTAAAATTGATAGGTCTACTTATCAAGCTTTAGCTAATAAAGAATCAGAAGGAACTCCATCACAATTTTTTATTCAAAGATTTAGAGAATATACAGACATAACTGTATATATGACTCCAAGTTCTAGTACCAATAAATTTTTAAATTTCTATTATCTTAAACGAATTCAAGATTCCGGTATTTATTCTAATAATCCAGATGCTCCATATAGATTTTTACCTTGTATGGTTTCAGGTTTAGCTTTTTATCTAAGTCAAAAAGTTGCTCCTGATAGAACACAAGCATTAAAGTTATATTATGAAGATGAGCTTAACAGAGCTTTAACAGAAGATGGATCTCCAACAAGTTCATATGTAACACCAAAAGCTTATTATCCATCGGTTAGTTAATTATGGGAAAATTTGCATCAGGAAAACACGCTATCGCAATTTCAGATAGAAGTGGTTTAAGATTTCCTTACAGAGAAATGGTTAAGGAATGGAATGGTATGTGGGTACATTATACCGAATACGAACCTAAACAACCACAATTGGAATTAGCTGTAATAGGTGCTGATGGAATTGGATTAGAACATCCAAGACCTGAACAAAGAGGAAGAGTTACAGTTCCTGTAATGCTTCCTGAAAATCCTTTTGAAACTTATACAGCAGGAAGTGGATTAATTTTTGTTCATTCTCCTACTCATATGAGAAACGAAGGAGACACTGTTAGATTTAGAGGAACTCCTGATCAATCAACAAGTACGGGTAATTCACAATTTCCCCCTACGAATAATGGAGCACCAGGTTTCTCTAATTGTAAAGATATAGATGGAATTCCAGGGTCCAGTATTTGTAATTCTGCCGGGTATGTAATTGATGTAGGAAAAGGAATGCCTTTAAGACAAACTACATTAGTTGATGCATTAGATGCTAGTCAAACAACAGGAATTAAATTAACTAATTCTACAGCTTTTTCAGCTGTAACCACAAATGATTTTTTACGTCAGGCTATTTTAATTGACAATGAATTGATAAGATATACAACTATAGCAAGTGACGATACTTTAGGACAAGTAAGTCCTGAAGCTACATCAATTAATCCTAATGTAGTTACTAGAGGAGCTTATGGTACAACTAAAGCTACTCACAACGCGGGAGCAAGTGTTACATTAATTGAAGATCCAGATAATTATTTTCAATTTACACAAGCTACTAATGCTACAGTAGGAGGAATACAAGGAGGCGGGTTTCCAGTTTCAGCTGGTCCTGTTACTATTACACCATGACATATGATGAATTAGTTACAAAAATTAGAGATTATTGTGAAGTAGATTCTACAGTATTTACATCTACTATTGTTAATGGTTTTATAGAAGATGCTGAATTTAGAATAATGACAGATGTAGACCTAGATGTCTTCAGACGTAATGATTATTCTACTTTATCAGTCGGAAATGAATTTTTAACCCTTCCAAATGGTATATTATTAATAAGATGGCTGGAGATATATAACAACTCCACAGGAGCTAGAGAGACTTTAATGCAAAAAGATGTCTCTTTTATTGATGAATATACAGCAAATAGAACAACTACAGGCACACCTAAGTTCTATGCTTATTGGAATGAGACAAAATTATTATTGGGTCCAACCCCTAATGCAGCCTTGAATGTTGAGTGCGCTTATGTTAAAAGACCTAATACAACAGACGGTACAAAGTTAACGTCTACAAACCCTACTACGTATATAAGCTTAAACGCTCCAAATACGCTCTTGTATGCTTGCCTGGTCGAAGCATGCACTTTCTTAAAAGATAAAGACCTGCTAAATACATATGAAGGTCGTTACCAACAATCCTTAACAGGGTTAGGTATCGAACAACAAGGTAGAAGAAGAAGAGACGAATACGTGGACGGAGAAATTAGACAAAAACTAAGATCTGTTCCACCTAGTCCATAATAAAAACGGAGGAAAAAAATGGCAAATACGGTATGTACAAGTTTTAAAGAAGAACTTTTATCTGGAGAACAAAATTTATCTTCAGGTGGAGACACATATAAATTAGCTTTGTACAATAGCTCATATACAGGAAACGTCGCAACAACTACAATTTATACTACTGGTAATGAAGTAGCTAACAGTGGTACTTATACTGCTGGTGGTGGAACTTTAGCTAACCAAGCAGTATCGGTTGATGGTACAACTGCGCTCGTTGACTTTGATGACCTTTCTTTCACTAGCGCAACAATTAATGCAAGATATGCATTAATCTATAGAGATGGCACACCTACTAAAGCAGTTTGTGTTCTTGATTTTGGTTCAGACCAAATCTCTACTAGCGGAACTTTTACGATTCAGTTCCCAAGTGCCGGTGCAAGTACAGCTATTATAAGAGTAGCATAGGAGATTAAATGGCTTTTAAAACAAATGATCGAGTTAAAGAAACCTCGACAACAACAGGTACTGGTTCGTTTACATTAGCTGGTGCAGTTACAGGTTTCATAACTTTTAATGCAGGTATAGGAAATAGTAATACTACTTACTACACTATCGTTGGGGAAGATAATCCTAGCGAATGGGAAGTAGGTATTGGAACTTACACTCACTCAGGTACTTCACTATCAAGAGATACCGTAATTGGTAGTAGCAATGGTGGGTCTAAAACTTCTTTTACAGCTGGAACAACAATAGTATTTGTTTCTTTACCATCAAGTAAAGCGATCATGTTTGACGACAGTGGAAACATTGTTGATGGAGCAGGAACAGACACAGGTCTGGCAACTAAAGGATTCGCAACTGCAATGGGAGTTGCGTTATAATAAGGAAAAAATATGGCACAGAACTTTAGAAGACATAAATCATCGGCGCCAGTAGGTACAGGAGCTACAGCTATTTATACAGCTACCTCGTCTACTTACAATGCAGTCGTTGGTATATCTCTTGCAAACGTTCATACAGCAGCAATTAATGTTAGCGCTTACGTCGATGTTGGAGGAGCTGGTACAAACTTAGTTTATTTAATTAAGGATGCGCCTCTTCCAGTTGGATCGGCCTTACAGGTCTTAGATGGTGGAGCTAAAATTGTCATGGAAGATAGTGATATACTTAAAGTAAAAAGTGATATTGCTTCTTCTTTAGATGCTTATGTAAGCGTTGTTCAAGAGATTAGTACATAGGAGATTAAAATTGGCATACGTAGGCAACATACCGGCTGAAGCATACATCAGCCTTTCATCACAAACGTTTACAACGATAAACGGGACAGGATATACATTATCATCTGAAGTTACAAACTCAGAAGATATTGCTTTATTCTTAAACGACGTACGTCAACAACCTTCTACATATACAGCTACAGGTACAACTTTGACCATGGGCACGGCAACTACGACTGCTGATGCCATGTACTGTGTTTTTCTCGGTAAAGGAATTCAAACAGTTAATCCTCCAGCAGCTTCTGTTAATACAGCAGAAATTGCAGATGGTGCTGTAACAAATGCGAAAGTAGATGCTTCGGCAGCGGTCGCATATTCAAAATTAAATCTAACAGATAGTATTGTTAATGCAGATATTAATTCTTCAGCGGCAATAGCTACAAGTAAAATTACTGGATTAGCTGCTTCAGCTACAACAGATACTACAGATGCATCAAACATTGCATCAGGAACTCTACCAGATGGTAGATTTCCAGCTACACTTCCAACAGCGAGTGGAGCTAACTTAACAAATTTAAATGCAACGAACCTTGCTACAGGTACAGTTGGAACAAATAGACTTGCTTCTACAGGTACAGCTTCATCTTCTACTTTCTTAAGAGGAGACCAAGCTTGGGCAGAAGCAGGGGGTGGTTCTTTAGTTAAACTATTAAGTACAACAATTTCGACTGGAGTTGCAGAAGTAGCTTTTAATAGTACATATATAAATTCTACTTACGATAATTATAGAATTATTGTTTATGGATTAAGTACAGCTGCGGATAACCAAGATGTAGCTTTAAGAATGTCAGTAGATAATGGTGTAAGTTTTGCAACTCATGTTGGTTGTTTTAACTGGACTCAAATTAATGGTGGTTCAGTTGCTCAAAATACAGTTGGAAGTAGGGCATCAATACCATTAGGTTCAGATGAAGAAGGTGATGATAGTGGTGCTACTAATTTTATAATAGATTTAATGAACTTAAATAGTACAACTCAATATAAATATGCAAATGGATTGGGAGTCACAAATAATCAAACTAATACAGATTATTATGGTTATAGAGTGCATGGATATATTGCATCTAACACAGCCGTAAATTATGTTAAAATATTTACTGAGACTGGAGGAAATCTGGACGCTGGGACCGTAACTTTATATGGATATGAAAAATAATGACTAAAAGATTAATAAATAATGAGATAGTTGAATTAACTGCTGAGGAAGAAACAAGAAGATTGGCAGAAGTAGAAGCAGATAAAACAGCTAGAGATGCGAGAAGAGCAGCAGCAGAAACTAAAAAAAATAATCAAACATCAGGAAAAGCTAAACTTAAATCAGGTGATCCTTTAACTGATGAAGAAATAGAGGCATTGTTCGGATAATGGCAAACAGTAAAATAGGAAATTTAGGT